ATAACTTGGTTAGAAAAGAAAATAGACAAAGAAGAAGATGAATATAAAAGAACTAAATATCAAATAGATTTAGACGAAGCTAGATTTGGTAAAGCCTCTATGGAAAAAGTTGCAAAACATAGAATGAGAGAAATTAAAATGTGGTCTAAATTAAAAAGTGAATTTAATGATGGGTCATTTAATGACAAAGATGTTAACCAACATCAACTTGAATCTTATGGATTGCAGTATCACGAGAAAGCAAAAACTTTAAATGAAAATTCTAATGAATCAGAAATTTTTAATGTAATGGGACAATTACAATCATTACAAAGAATTAAAAAATCAGGTGAACTAGAACAAAGTTATGAAAAGAAAGAACAGATAACTCAACATGGAAAACCCAAAGTTTGATTTTGTATTTTTAGGTCAATCGGTTTTAAAGTATCAGGTTCCATTAGATATATTTAACTCTATTAATTATATTTATGAATCTAACTTTCATAATCTAGCACCTGCTAATAGTCAGTTAGTAGGTAAGATAGAGAATGAACATTCTTTATTTTATCATGGTCAAGACCAATCTAAAATGAAAAACCACAATATGTTACCAAAAGATGTAACAACTTATTTTATGGAAATGTTTAAACACTATTTAGCATTTAATAAGATAAGAGAATATGATTTACACCTTAACTCTATTTGGGTTAATGAAATGAAACAACACGAATATAACCCCGCACACATTCATAGAGGTATGTTGTTTACTGGTTTATCTTCTGTGATGATTTTAAAACTACCATCTACTTACGGTAAAGAATACTCAGCAGGACACATACAACAGAATGGTAGACTACAAATATTAGGGGCAGCTAATGGTCAGTTTGCAAAGATAGATTATCAACCACCCATGGACCTTAGAGACTTTTACATATTTCCATATGATATGAGACATTGTGTATACCCGTTTAATGGAACTAATGAGACAAGAAGAACTTTAGCTGCAAACTGTGATGTACAGTTTGATCCAATAAAAAACAGAGGAGCCGTATGATAACAGAACCAAAATGGAAATCTTATATAGTTGAAACTACAAAACCTATCTTTACACCTGAACAATGTAAAATGATTATTGAAGCAGGTAGAAGCGAGCCTAAACAAGATGCTTATGTTGGAAACAAACAAGGAGTTAATGGTGGTGTGTTAGATACTCAAACTAGAACTTCACACATTAGTTGGATACCATTTAAAAAAATGGCTGACATGTACAAAGACATTGAACATATTATGAGAACTACAAATGGTAATCATTTTGGTTTTGATGGAATGCAAATTACAGAGATGGCACAATATACAGAATATCCAGAAGGTGGGTTTTATGAATGGCATGTAGATAATGATGTAAACTGTGCACACGAACCACCTGTTAGAAAAATATCAATGACGTTACTATTATCTCCTGAAAATGAGTTTGAAGGAGGGGACTTAGAATTAATGGCTGAAGGTAAAATTGCAAAGTTAAAACAAGGACATGCAATATTTTTTGCATCGTTTATAAGACACAGAGTAAAACCTGTGACACGTGGTAGAAGACAATCACTTGTTATGTGGTTTGGAGGAACACCATTTAAATAATGTATAGACATTTACATTTTCCAACACCCATCTATATTGCAGATATAGAACACCCTACTCTTAATCAAGAACTTGAAAGAGATATTGTAGCTTGGTCTAAACAAGATAAAGGTATAACAAGAACTAATGTACAAGGCTGGCACTCGCCTACTAATATGGCACAGTTACCACAATTTAAAAAACTAGTTGATATGTTGTTTGCATGTCAAAAAACAATATACGAACAAGAACATTTAGATTTAGAACCTGTACTTGGTAATATGTGGGCTAACATAAATCCACCAGGTGGAATGAATAGAGCACATCAACATCCAAACTCATTATGGTCTGGTGTATATTATATCAAAGCACCTAAGAACTCAGGACATTTAAAAATAGATGATCCAAGATCAGTTGCTTGTATGTCAAGACCTAAACAAAAAGAAGGTCCAGTGCCTGAAAGATTATTTAGAGAAACGCATTATGAACCTGTTGCTGGAAGATGTATTATGTTTCCATCATGGTTAATGCACTGTGTTGATCCCAACCAATCTAATGATATAAGAATATCAGTGTCATTTAATTTTTTACAAAAAGGTATGTTTGTATGATAAAAATAATTTATAAAAAATTACCTATTAATGAAATAACATATCTTAATAGAGAGAAAGATGGTTTTTCTGCAGAGGGTGCAGAGAAAAATTTTTATAATTCTTTAAAAGCATCTATATCTAAACATGGAATAAAAGATCCAGTGTATATTGAGTATGGAAGTAAAGCTTATGGAGATGTTTTAAAAATTATTGTAGGTAATAATAGAGTAGAGATAGCACGACAATTAGGTATTAAAGAAATACCTTGTATAATTAAAAACTGTAAAGCAGATACCTATCACATTGAAGGACTTGTTTTAAATACAGATGAAGAAATTAAAAAATATTTTCATCTTCCTGATCAATTACAGATAAGAAGAGATAAAGATAACAACATTGATCAGATTATGCCACCGTGGTATATAAAGGTAATGGATCAATATGTTTAAAGATAATAAATATCAAGTAATAAAGAACGCTGTATCTTACGATTTAGCTAACTTTATATTAAATTATTTTTTACTTAAACGAGATGCAGTAGATTATATGTATCAACATAACATACACTCAAAGTCCCCGATCCTTGGAACATGGACCGATCAACAGATACCAGATACTTACTCATGTTATGCTGATTTTGCTATGGAAACTCTTATGGTTAAGATGTTACCTGTAATGAAGCAACACACAGGACTAGATTTAATTCCAACATATTCTTATGCAAGAGCATATAAGAAAGGTGATTGTTTACATCGACATAAAGATAGACCTAGTTGTGAAATATCTACAACAGTTAATTTAGGTGGTGATCCTTGGCCTATATTTATAGACGGTACAGGTGCTAATAATGTTGTTAATGAAAGACAAAATATTGTAAAACCCAACGCTCCAGCAGGTACGAAAGTCTTGCTTGAAGTAGGGGATATGCTAGTATATAGTGGCTGTGAACTTGAACATTGGCGAGAGCCTTTTGACGGGGACATTTGCGGTCAAGTATTTCTACATTATAATCATGTAAATGGCCCATTTGCTAATAAAAATAAATTTGACGGCAGACCAAAGCTAGGTCTACCATCAGGAATAAAATAGTATTATAATGAGGCTATATGTTACAAAAATTAGGTTTTGCACCGGGGTTCAACAAACAAGTCACAGAGACCGGGGCTGAGGGACAATGGTTTGATGGTGACAACGTACGTTTTAGATACGGCAGTCCAGAAAAAATAGGTGGTTGGCAACAGTTAGGTGAAACAAAACTAACAGGTGCAGCTAGAGCTATTCATCATTGGGATGACAATGCAGGTATTAAATATGCTGCAATAGGAACTAACAGAATTTTATATGTATATTCAGGTGGAACATATTATGACATCCACCCTATAAGAACTACTTTAACCGGGGTTAATTTTACAAGCTCAAGTTCTTCTACAACTGTTACAGTAACTTGTAGCGGTAGTCATGGATTAGCAGACGATGACATTGTTTTATTTGATGCTGTTAGTGGTGTTACAGCAGTAGGTTCTACTTTTACTGACGCTACATTTGAAGATAAAAAATTTATGGTGACGTCTGTTCCAACTTCTACAACATTTGAAATTACAATGGCTTCTCAAGAAAGTGGCACACCATTAAGTACATCTGGATCTGCTTCTGCTTTATGTTATTACACAGTAGGGCCATCACAACAATTAGGTGGTTTTGGATGGGGTGCTGGTTTATTTGGTGGTACTTCACTAGGTGCTGCAACTACAACTTTGGCCTCTACTATTAACGACACTGTAACCGACATACCATTAACTAACTCAGCAGCCTTTCCATCAGCTGGTGAAATTAGAATTGGTACAGAGGATATTAGTTATACATCAAATAATACTACAACAAATATTTTAAGTGGTGGCGCTAGAGAAGTTAATGGAACTACAAAAGCCGCTCACAGTAGTGGTGACACAGTCACAAATACTTCTAGTTTTTCAGGTTGGGGTGATCCAGCATCTTCTGACTTTACAATTAATCCTGGTTTATGGATTCTTGATAACTATGGTACAAAATTAATTGCACTTATTTACAACGGTAAGTGTTTTGAATGGGACGCTTCAGCATTAGGGGCTGTTAATACTAGAGCTACATTACTTGCTAATGCACCAACGGCATCACGTCACGTATTAGTATCTACACCAGACAGACACTTAGTATTTTTTGGAACAGAAACTGTAGTTGGAACACCTTCAACTCAAGATGATATGTTTCTACGTTTCTCCGACCAAGAAAATATTGATGGCACAGATGCTTACACTGTAAAAGCAGAAAACAATTCTGGTGCACAAAGATTTGCTGATGGTTCTAAAATTATGGGTGCTATAAAAGGTAGGGATGCAATTTATGTGTGGACCGATACCGCATTGTTTTTAATGAAATTTGTAGGTGGAGATTTTGTATTTGCCTTTGAACAAGTAGGTACTAACTGTGGATTGTTTGGTAAGAATGCTTGCATAGAAGTTGATGGCCAAGCTTATTGGATGTCAGAAAATGGTTTCTTTACATATGATGGTCAGTTAAAATCAATGCCTTGTCTAGTAGAAGACCATGTCTATGATGATATAAACGCCACATCTAGAGACCTTATTAATGCAGGTTTAAATAACCTGTTTGGTGAAGTAAATTGGTTTTATTGTACGGCTGCATCAGATCAAATTAACAGGGTGGTTACTTATAATTATTTAGATTCATCAGCTAAACGTCCTATATGGACAACAGGTACTTTACCTAGAGCAGCGTGGCAAGATTCTGCAGTTTTTGATAAACCACACGCAACATATTATAACCCATCGGACAACGCATCATCAGATGTTACTGGTAATACCGACGGGAGTACGATATACTATCAACAGGAAACAGGGACTGATCAAATTAATGCAGGAGGAGCAGTAACTGCGGTTATAGGGACTATTACTTCTGGTGATTTTGACATTACCCAACGTAGAAGTAACACAGGACAAACTGTAGGGATGCCTGACATTAGAGGAGACGGTGAATTCATTATGAGAATTAGTAGATTTATACCAGATTTTATTTCACAGACAGGTGACACTGCAGTTAAATTTAAAACAAGATTATATCCAAACAGTAGTGAGACTACGACAAGTTTTACATGTGACTCTACTACAACTAAAAAAGATGTAAGAGTAAGAGCACGACAGATTGCATTAGAAGTTGCAAACACAGGTGCTTCACAAGATTGGAAACTAGGAACATTTAGATTAGATATACACCCAGGAGGAAGAAGGTAATGGCTACAGACCAAGAGATACGAGACGCAGGTTTTAAATATGTTCCACAACAACAATATTTATTAAATCCTTTTGAGTTACCCGAGAATCAAGAACCAGTAGTTAATCAAGGTATTGTAAATACAAATGCTTT